TCGCTGAACACCGGCAGGCACCTTTGCAGAAACAACTCGTTTACCTGCTGTCAGGGTAGCCTTTGCCAGTGCGCCACTATCATAAATAGTGGACCATGAGCTGTTATTCTCACTCGTCTGCAACTGGATGTTTACAGTTGCCTCACCACTTGCCGTGGCGGCTTCGTTAACCAGCACCCAAAACTCAAGCGGATAACCCACGCCGATATCGCGACGGTTTCCATCAATTGGACCGAGATCGATTACGTCAGTAGAAGCCGCGGTATTCGTAACCGCCTGAGCTTCGGAGAACATCAACAGTTTGTCGGTGATCATCTTCTTTCTCCATTAGTGGGTCTGTTACGACCCACAGGTTAATAACAGGCGTTACACCACGCGGGCTTCTGTTTCCAGAAGCGCATCAGTTTCACGGATTGGTACACCACGGAATGAAGTCCACCACTCGCCTTCAGTCTCTTTTACGCTGATAGCCAGAGATGTTTTCTCCAGAGACTGCAGATCAAGAGCCTGGCCTACAGTGCGGTTCATGTAGAACACCGGGCGGCCCATGCCACGGTTTGGAATGCGATGTAGTGCTTTAACCATCAACTTCGCAATATTTGCGGCAGAGGAAGGTTCTGAAAGATTGCTGACATCGATATTTGCAATGCGAACAACATAACGCCAGTCACGCAGAGCAAGTCCGTTGTCCCATTTGTAATGGGTGCGATAGCCTTCGTACTTGCCGCCATTAGCATCTTCCAGTGTCACCTGGCCTTTATCTTCCATCTGGATGCCAGCCTTCTGCCCTTTCGGGAAGATGCCATGCACGGTGTTTTCGCCCCACGCCACTAACCAGATTGAGGTGTTATCTGTACCCGTGCCACCAGCATCAATGATGTTCTGAGCATTACCCGCAGACAGGCTGGAATAGCGGGAGGACAGTCCCATAAACTGCTGAGGGTTAACGCTGGAATCACCATAAAACAGCGTCTGCGCCATCTGCTGATTCATCGCTTCAATAAATGCGCGGTCTTCAGACAGGCGGAATTCGGCGGTATTGCCGTTCAGATCAGCCAGTGACTTATCGACTTCAGCATAGGTTTCCAGCATGCCCACGGAATCGGTTACCTGCACTGTGGTTGATTTGCTTGGCTGTACGCCATAGTTCAGCAAACGCCAGGTAGCTGAAGGTAAACCAGAACGAATGGTGGTTCGGTGTCCGGTAGGAAGGTTCCCTTCGACAAAAGGCATATCCTGAAGGATCGGGTTAGTTTGACCGAGAAGCTCGATAATCTTATCGACTTTCCCGTTTGGATCGACGCGCTTACCCCAGTCAGCCAGCGTTAGCGCAGTTAAGCCTTTAACAGCCATTGTCATTTCCTCTCTTATTTGCCATAGAGCACTTCGGCCGCACTACGCTGGCCTTCATTACCACCGGTGACCATGCCATCTTCAGACATCGCCTTTCCGATTTTCACGAACGTTTTGACCAGATCAGGGTGATTACCCAGCCCGGTGGTGTTCAGATATTCTTTGAGTTCAGGTGTCCCGAACTGGTCAAGCGCACGCTGTGCGGCGCTAAGGTTAGAAATCAACTTGTCGCCACCGATTTCTTTGTCAGCTTTTACATCCGCAGCCCACTGCTCGGTTGTTTTCTGCCAGGCTTCTGCCTGGCGCTGCTGAACACCTGCCAGAATCTTCGGATAAGCATCAACCAGCTTTTGCGCTTGCTCGTTGGTCAGGTTAAGTTCTCGCGCCACCGGCTCGAATTCCTTCAACGCTTCTGTATCCAGCTCTACGCCTTCGGCAGCCTGAAACTCGTACTTCTCAGGCGCACCCTCTGGTTTATCGCCGCCCTTTTTTTCATCCTGCTTATCGTTTTCAGGCTTTTTGTCATCAGCAGGTTTATCGCCATCAGCAACAGGTTGTGGCTTATCGCCTTCCTGTTGTGATGGATCACCAACTGGATCAGGGGTATCACCTGCAGGCGCTGACGGTTCTGACGCAGCCGGAGCTGCTCCACCATCGACTGGTTGCTCATTGCAAAGACGGCTATACAGCAAACGCTCAAACAAATTCATGATCACTCCTGTTCACTGGCCTCTTTGGCCATCTTCAAATACTGTTCAGGGCAATGCGCCATAACGCGCTGAAACAGTTCCAGCGCCAGATTGCGTTGCCCCTCATTAAATGCCATTGCCATAGCGTCCATCGGTGAGATAGCGGAAAACACACGGCCTTTCTCCAGCACCGACCAGACAACGCGACGCCCCTGTACACTGCTCATGACAAAGCGAATGTCATCAATTTCACGCTGCGCCATGTCACGTTGCTTACGGGCGTTTTCTTCTTTCAGTTGATCGTCTTCGTAATCTGTCATTGTGATTGCCCACCCTGACCACTAACTGCATTCGCCATAGCTGACAAAACACTCGGATCCGAAGTTTTAGCTTCGCTTAGCGTCTTGGCACCCTGTGCCGCCGCCATCCCCATCGCCATCATTTGTTGCTGCTGTTGCTGCTGTGCCCGTTGCTGGCGAGCATGCTCAACCTGTTCCTGCGGAACAATGACGGTTGGAGACACTCCGGACATATCAGCGAATGCATCGATCGCCTGATCAACGTTGAGTTTGTCGAGAGCTTCTGGTTTCGCTTGCGCAAGTTGACCAATGAAGTTAACCGTGGACGCCAGACTGGACAGGCCGATAGACTTCTGCGCCTGAGCCATGACGGAAATGTATTCGACCTTCAGGGGCATGCCTTCCATCGCGTCAGGCGGTGGCGGCAGCGTGTTTTTACGCACCATCATCGAGAAAGCGCGGTCAATGAGAGGATTAAGACATTCGTCGTTCAGACGCTCCAGAACCGGCCCCAACATCAGAAGCTTTTCTTCTTTCATTTCGATCACCGCTTCAACAGGCATTGAGCGGGTATTGATGTTCTGCAACATCATGAACAGATCGACGAAGTAGGCGCTGTTAATGATTTGACGAGTGTCCTGAATGTCTGCCACCAAATCTGCTGTACTGGGGTTAACCAGATAAGCAGGCCTGAAGCCATCCTGACCAGTAATCTGATCGATATACGTGATGTCGCCAGGAAGAAGGGAGGCACGCTGATTCTTGAGGGAAGTCGGAGCAACCATCGGCGGATTGGTGGCTTTATCAATCAACTGCGACTTGCGCTTCTGGAGAAGCTGCAATGCCTTAACAGGTCCAAGCGCCAGCATACCCGGGCATGATGATCCATAAACATCTTCGCCATTAACTTCCCAGCGCGGAGCCATAATTGGAAACTCATCGAATCCGGACTCACGCAACAACTTGTCGTTATCGCCACCAACCTCGTAATAAACCGATTTGAATGGCTTGTTCTTGCTATCCAGCTTCGATGTATCGCGGTCAATGTTCGGGTAAACCGAATGCATCACTTCGATCCACTTCTCGTAGGTGCCGCTTTCCCACATGCTTTTTACGGATTCGCTGACGTTATTTAGCCCGAACTCCTGAACAAGCTGACGAACAGTCATAGAGAACTTGCGAAAACAGGTGTCAACACTGCCACGAGGTGAGTTAGCCAGGTAGTAACTGCCTATCGGGAATGGCATTGTGCGAATGATGTCCTCGTCATCCTCCAGTACCGCCATTGCACCGGTGCTGTATGTGCCGAGGCTTCCGTATAACTGCGGAAGAGACTGGTAGAGATTCGACTTATTGAACATATCGTTCATGCGGTTCTGCACCGCCTCAAGCCACAACTTAACAGGGCCATAATCCATCATTTCAGGATCTGGCGTAGCCAGGCGAAACCACGGACGCGCGGGGCTTGTGATGCCTGACATCATGCCGCTGGCGAGAGTGCGCGCCGCCATAGTCCCGGTAGAATCAATAATACGTGTATTGCGTCGATCGTTACGGTTGACCTCAGAAGTCAGAAAGCGGGAACCACGTGGGTTGATGTAATCACTCAACTCGCGCCAGTGCGGCTCGAACGACTGACGCTCGCTTTCAAGTTGTGCGAACTGTTTGTTCAATCGCTCTTTAGTTGTTTCCGCCATTTCAATGACTCCGGTTACTGACCAAGTAGCGTTTTACCGCTGGTATTAGCGGTTGATGTGTCGCCCTGAGAACCGGTAAGCAGCGTAGAACTACGACCAGCAGCAGCGCGACGGCGACGCGTTTCTTCGTCGCGGGCATCAACAACGGCGGCATCCTGCTCCTGTGGTGCTGCCTGAACTTCTGGTGTTGCAGGCACTGATGGTGAGCTACCCATGCACATATCAATGACTCCGTACGCAATTAAATTATTACCAATTTAACCACATATGATTTATTTATCGTAGATAGTTGACATTTAACGCACAAATTATTACCTTTCAGGTAACTAAAGAGTTCATTCCGGTTGCTAACCTGACTGGCTTGTCGTTAAATTGAACAGGTGGAGTGAGCTTTTATTTTGAGCAGTACGGCGTATGGCACATGCGCCGATAGCGGTCTGGATACGTTTAAGGGGCACCCTCCCTTGCTCGGGCAAACGAACCAGGTAGCCGGAATGTGCAAGTCGAGCGGTTTTATTCCGCGCACGGGGATTCACCATCCCGGCGATTCGGTGTGACGCCTCGGAAGAGACGAGGGTACAACGATGAGAGCATTTATGGAGCCGCGACAAAGTGTGGCGCCTTAACAGGCTAAGTGCTCTCAGCGTTGTGGTATTAGCTCAGTTGGACAGAGCAACCGCCTTCTAAGCGGTTGGTCGCAGGTTCGAATCCTGCATGCCACGCCAGAATCACGCCTAAGGACCGTGATGCCAGAAGTTCCAGGTGCTTGGCGGTGATGGTTTCCCTTGAAGGACTATCACCGCCCTTTTTACAGCAGGACGCCATTGCGATGACTTCATGCTGTAAACCAGTACAGCCACGGAAGGCATAACTCATTGCTTCCAGTTCGCCCGGTTCGCCGGGCATTTTTTTAAGGTGTGAATCATGAAATACGAATTCGATGGATTTTGATGTCGTGACATGTCACAAACAGCCAGCCGATGAGCTGGCTTTGTTTTATCCTCACCAGAGGATATCAGCAGCATTATCCCCTCCAGAGGATTAAGCATAGGGATCGTAATCTGTAATGGCCTTGCCTTGCTGGTTCTGCTGCCCGGGAATTCGCAGACGCTTAGACACAGGGAACGCAAACGTCAGCAGTAGCGCATCGCCTTTACCAGGCGAACGCCCAAGTCGTTCTTTGATATCTTCCTTCGGTTCGATAACGATTTTACCGTCCACGCGAACTTTGTACTCTGCCGCCGACAGATCGTCCGCTGTTTCCTGGTCATCCAGCATGCCGCCCAGCCTCAGCCATGTCTTGCATGAGTTGAACATCTCCCCACGCTTGTTGAGCATCTGCGGGTCAGTAGACGCGCCACCGAACGGAACAAGTTGCCATGTGCGCCCCCAACCGTCACCGATTGACTTCAGCCCGGTACCGTAACCGAAGTCGATGAACACCGCGTCAGCCTGATACTGGTCTTCAAAGTCAGCGATACGCTTTGCCATAATCAGATCGTCAGTGGTCTTGTTGCCGGTCCACAGCACCTTACTGTGCAGCCCCTGCCGCAGGTATATCACCGCGTCATCAACACCGGAGTATGCAGGGTCAACGCCGATTATCACCGGAGCATGTGCCACCTGCGCAGCAGTTACCACCCGTTTCATTGCCTCATCAGTAAGACCGGTAGGGATAAACTGCAATTCAGATGCATCAGGGAATATGCCGCGCACACGGATTTTAACGAAGTCGCTGTCTTCCCCGTAGTCATCAACCCATTTCTGCAACTGCTGTTTGTTGGTGCCTTCCACCGTCCGGCTGTCAATCTGCGCAGTTTTCCAGCGGTGTTTATATTTGCGGAAACATTCGCGGAAACGCCCGGTATTACGCGTCGGGTTCCCGAACGCCACCCAGATGATTTCGGTGTCTTCGTCCGTCAGCGCACCCTCTGCTACCTCCCACACCAGATCGGCAATGTTGGATGCTTCGTCGAAAACCACGATGATGCGTTTGCGCTCGTTGTGTAGTCCGGCGAATGCCTCAGTGTTGTGCTCAGACCAGGGGATTGCGTCAGCTCGCCACCGCTTGTCGTGCCCAGGATCATTGCTGTACATCGCGGTAGCGGTACAGGTAAACCAGTCTTTCGTGATAGCAAGGTTCGACCACTTGATAATTTCCGGCCAGGTCTTCGTTCGTAGCTGGTTGTCGGTGTTGGCGGTCACCACAACCTTACAATCCTCGCAAGTGGACATGCCCCAGTTGATCAGCATTGAGATGAATGCGGATTTACCAATACCGTGACCAGAAGCACGTGCCAGCATAAGCGGCTGATAGCGCGTCTCTGGATTCTGCAGGTGATCACGTATCTCTCGGAACGCATCAGCCTGCCACTTACGTGGACCGGTGGCATGTGCTAATTCAGTCCCCTCTTCCCCCCACGGGAACGCATAGAGGGCATAGCCAAGCGGATCGTGAGTGAACCCTGCAATATCCTCGATCAACTGCTCTTCAGGAGATAACGCTGTATCTGTCACTGATTACCATCCTGACGTTCTTTGAGTCGCTTCCTGGCTGCTGCTATGCGATCAGCAATTGTCACATTCACATTAACATCCAGACGTTCTTTGAACGCGTTGACATCAACATGCTTACCAATCAGTTCTAGGTTCTTCACCTTGTCAGGCCATTTAATTTTTTTGAGGATTGTCTCTATCGAATCCTCGTTCATGTTCATGATGGTCGATGACAGATCAAAGCCACTAAGCGTAGTGCGCCAGATTTTCGGCCACTCACGGATTGGTTTAAGGCTCCCATCGTCGTTGAGGATATCGATCACGTCCATCTGGTCGATCTCCACCAAGCGCATGAGAACGTAATCAGCACTGACGCGCATTCGTTTGTTGCGCTCCTCCATCAACTCGGCAATCCGTTTTTGAATGCGTTCATCGCGCATCATGACACTGGCTTTAACTGCCGCTGTATTTGGGGAGAATCCTGCGTTAATCGCTGCCTGAGTCTGGTTTTCAGGCGTTTTGATGTATGACTGGCAATAAGCCTCCTGCATTGCTGTGAGCGGCTTAAATTGCGTTGATTTGCGTTTATAGGTTTTAGGTTCAGCAGGCATCATAACCACCGTGGTAATAGTTACCGTTGTGGTAATAGTAACATGCAAAATAAAGCCGCCATAGTTGGCGGCAGCATTCAAAGTCCATCAAATTCATCGTAAAAACTCTCGTCAAGATACCCTTCCCATTTACCGCGAATGAAAATTACATCCTCACCGCAAGGGTGCTGACTGTCGATAACTATATCCCTCCTGGCGCAACCATACTTGTGCATAAGAAATTTAACCTCTTTCGGAAAATTTGCTGAGTTATCTCTCATATCTTCAAGGTCGTAGCGTATTTTTGGCATAACACCTTCGTGACATGTCACGCTATTAATTTCGTTTCATGCCAGCCTTTGGTCACCCAGCATTGCGAGTCACCATTACACGGGCATGAATTCACAGGAACTCTCTCGCCGCACTTACCGCAACGTTTTCTGCTGATAGATTTTATACGCCCGTGCACGCGTACATCATCCTGGCGGATCAGTAACGCGATATACTCACCAAATTCGTAAGGTGCACGCCCGGGGCGACGTGTGGCACAGTTACGCTCCAGCATTTCAATTTCCTGAGCATCAAGCACAATCTCCAGCTTACGTACACCGGATTCAGCTTGTCTGGCTCTCTGAGCGGCTTTGCGCTCTGCTGCTGATTTAGCCATCAATATTCACCTTTATCGCGTAAACCTTTATCGGTTTATCACCGAAGTGGGGGTGTGTGATTGTTTTCACTTCATATCCTCCATACGGAACATCAATTCTGCGACTGGAGTCGTCGCGCTTCGGATATCCCTTTGTGATAATCAGGCGGTCATACTCGCGTAACATAATTCGCTTATTCCAGTAGTCATTACACAAGCGATACTCTTCCGTTTTCTCTCCACGAATCATGGCATCGAAGTATTCACCTTTGACGGCAAGTTGCAGGTTAGCCACGGTTAACCTCCTGCGGCGTTCTGGTAGTGGCATCCAGTGTGTGACATTGCTAATCAGACCATATTCATTAGTTTGAGGATGGTTGCCGTTATCGTCTCCGTATTTAAGACTCTCCATAAAGCCATAATGCCTATCACCATTAACGCTCACAAAGCCGTAATAAGCAGGTATAACGCCGATCTCACACGTAACCAGTAAAGGAAAACTAGTTCTCCAATTTAGCTCGCCAATTACAGGCATTCGCTCACTACAGCTTATCCAACCATCCGGAGTTACCGGAGAGTTGCCAGCGGCCTCGGGCATATCC